GGAGATGCGGATAAACCTATAGACTATAATCCGTTAATAAAAATGATTGAAACGTGGAAAATGATTAAATGGGCAGAAGAGGAGATTTATGAAAAAAGAAATGAAGATTGAAAAAGTTGAACAATTGATTGAAGGCTATAAAAATATTTATGTGCCAACTTTTAAGGAATGGTACCATGTCAATTCAAAAGGGTACAAATCAAGAAACGATAAGCCTTACACGATTAATGAAGCAGAAGAAGTTTACGCTGCTCTATTAGAGTCTGGTTTTGATTTTCCTTATTGGAATGAGTAAAAAGAAATTAAACGATAAGGATTATTCTTTTTCCGACGGTCTTTACACCGTAATGAAATCTTTTATGCCAGAAGACACTGTTGCACAGCTGGAGAAGCATTGGGTGCAAAATGAAAAACCATTAAATATGTTGCAGGACATGAATCCTAAACTTTATAAACAATTGATTGAAGACTTTAAATCCAGGAAAAAAGAAATCCTGGATAAAAACTCAGGGCCCAGGGATCCTAACGAAAAGGCGGACCAGTAAACCAGGCAACCACTACATAGCGCTCACCCTTAGTGATTTTTCTTACTTTGTGTAGGATAAAAGAACTAAAAGCCACCACATCACCTATCTTCGGCAACGTGCAATTAGCACTTTCACTGGTACGAAAGCAAAGTTCGCCGCCTTCATAACCATCGTTAAGCAAAAGACTCATTGAAATTTTGCGTAAAGCTGGTGTACCTTCTGGGCCAATGTCTATGTGGTAGTTATAACCATTGCTCGGTGCTTTGTATCTTATAATCTGAGCCTTTTCTATACCATTTATGTCGTATTTAAAGTATTTGTTTACAGACTTGGCTATTTTGCTGAGGATCTGATACAGGCGTTTTTGTTCTGGTTCGATAAAATAGATCTCAGCATCGCGTACGTTCTTATCTGTCTGCTCTTTATTTTTTTTATGAATCTCAGCTTTTACAGGTTTACGGTCTATTATGTAATCCATAAACAAATCTACATCTTCTTGGCTGACAGCCGTACTTGTCACGCCGTGTTTAGGTAGAATGTCATTCATTGATAACGAGTTTGTCAGAATTTGCAGATAATTGCAAATGATTAAGAATCATTTTTTTTGGTGATTGGGTGTATCAAACTTAGTTAAAACTGTTCACGCACACGCCGCAACGATTTAGGGGTGTCGGGCCTAAATATTTATTTAATTGTCAGTAAAAAAGCGGCCTCTAGGGACTCCTATTTATAGATTGTTACTGTTGTGCTCACAATGTATGCAAGTTTGCATATAAATGCTATTAATTATAAGCTCTGAAAGCCTTTATTTATAAGGGTTTTAGGCGACAACTTTTTTTCTCTGAGATTTTTGCTGTGGAAACGGGCGACGGCGATTACGCAGTTTATTTTCTATTTATCTTTAGGCGTGTAGGTTGAAGTATCTGCACCGAGTAATTGACCTAACCTTTCCTTGATTTGTTCCTTGCTCATCTTCTCCAGGTTAGCGTTAATGTTAATGTTCTGAGATCTATTTACAGATAAGCCACCGAGCTGATTAAGCTCTTTGATTGCTGAAACCGCTGCGTTAAGTTGTCCACCTTCGTAAGCTGATTCCATTATCTTCCACAACATTGTGCCAGTCTTTTGTGGTGTGATTGCATACTTATCTGCTAACTCATCTTGTTTAATTCGTATGGCCTTAACCACATTCGGATAGTCTTTGCCATTCAATAGTTTATTAGAGGATGCACTGGGAAACTCATACCCAGCTCTTCGAGCTGCTTCGGTTTGACCACACGCACCTTCGGTGTAATGCCAGACAAAGCTGGACTGCATTTCAGTTAAGCCAAACTCTTCATTCTTTTCAAACTGAGTTGGCGTATCAACTAATTTTTCTTTTGGCTTTCTTGGTCTGCCTACTGCTCTTTTCTTTTGTGTCATCTTTACTCTTCTTCTTGTTAAATATTCTATCGTACTCTTTATTAAAAACCTCAGAATTGTATGGTCTTTTATTAGATCCTTTGCCTTGCCACTTACTCATAACTTTAAACAGGGTACAGAGGGTAGTGTATAGCTGTCTAACAATACCCTATGTGTTCTCCATAAGAATACGCTTATAACCATGTTAATTAATATATTTATATATATACTATACACTAACACTACCTATAGTATAAAAGCCTTTAGTCATAAGGCAAATCGACAGGGTAGAGCTAATCTTGCTGTACCCTTTGCTATACCCTTTTACTATAAACCTTTGCATATTCATGCTAATCATTATCCATAATCATATATATTAACACACCGACTACGCTCAAAGCCAAGGCTCCGAACAGTGTACCTAACACTGTTTTAATAATCATAGCTGCTATAACTTGAGTTGCTACTGCTACTCTCTTCCTCCACTGGCGTGTAGTCAATGTCGTAAATCTTCTTGCCATTACTTCTGCGCGGCTCGATGCCTCTTTCGTGTAACACACGATTCGCTTCTTTGAAGTCAGGCATCCTTGGGGCCTTAATGCCCAAGTCGCGCAAGAGCTTTGTCATTTGCACAGGCTTGGCATTTTCACTCTCAAAGTCCACATGCTCCAGGATAAGATCCTCAACACTAGACTGTGTACGATACATTTCATTGCTGTCTTGCAGAAGCTCACGCTCATCTGGTGATAGAAACCAGTTCTTCTGGCCCTTCACATACATGGTGTCTTTAACCTCGGCCCAGAGTTGTTGCATGTCTACGCCATGATTGACGTCTATATCTTTGACCGCGAGTACCCAGAATCTTCGATTCCCCGACGTGTCCGTCAGAAACTCGCGTGCATTTACTGAGGCGTAGAACGCCGTCCTTCTTTGATAGGTCGTAAACGCCCTGTCATACGGCAATCTTAGTTCATCCGTCTTCGCCGTCACAAAGGCTTTGAGTTGGTCAATGTCGGACTTCTTGAAAGTAGACTCAATCTCTCCTAACTCTACTATCCAGTGACTGACAGCTCGCTTCACGCTATCTTTATCGGAAGGATTAAGTGTTGCACCCTCTAACAGCCAGCCTTTGTTATAGTCGCACAGTCTTTTAAACCATAATGTTTTACCTAGGCCTTGAGCACCTTGCAGCACGAGGATCCCTTCGAGTTCAACGCCATTGTCTTCGTAAGCAGCTGCTACACAGCTAATTAACCATTTCTTAAGTAACATTTCCTTCAGCTGCGCGGACTCTTCTGTTACCAGCGAATCCATAAATGCCTGGAGTCTGGAAGTACCGTCCCAAGGGACAGATTCAATCCATTCTTTCACAGGGTTGTATTCCTCAGCGAGGATCTTGAGATAGTCTCGTACCTTAGTGTGTGGTATGCCCATGTTAATACAACGGTTCTCAATCTCAATCAGCGAGGCTTCCTCTCTCATGTCAGCGATAAACTTTGTCTCTGGTATTTCAATCTCCATCTTCTTCTTAATGACGTTATAGCGCACATCCACGCCATGTGTTTTCAACACTCCACCAATGTTGTCTTTCGTGTTCAGGAAGCGTCCGCTTGCACTGCGCTGAAAGTCATACTCCACTGGTAGGTCTAATGTTTGTAAGACCACCTCTCCTTCCAGGACTTCAACTTCGTTCTTATGGTCATTGTAATCACCCTTAGTCTCAGGCATTTGTACCTCAGCAAGACCGCCAGCTTTCTTAATAACCTGGTAAGCCTTGGCCGCTTCTTTCTCACCTGTTTTACTATCATCATTGTCGGCAATAAAGACGTGTTTCAGCGACTTAAAATGCTCGAACATAACCTCTGCGACAGGCGCTAAGTTGTAGGCATCGAACGCGACGACGACGGGCTGTGAGCGATCAGCGTAGATAGATGCAGCTGTGGCATAGCCTTCGGCATAGTTCAATACTTTGGCTTTATCAAATATTTCTCTACCGAGAAGAAAAAAGCTACCGCTTTTTTTAGAACCAGTAAGGAAACGTTTGGTGCCATCGGCGGCAATAAACTGTAGACCAACTATAGACATTTGCTTATCGTACAGCGGGACCATTAGATTACCGTGTTTGTCCTGGCGTAAACCATAAGACAATACTTTCTTCTTTTCTAGGTAAGGATGTTTCTCACAGGGTTGCGATGCTTCCCACATCGACTGAGCGCGCTTGGCAGCCTGCGAATACTTTTCTGCGGCTTTGACCTCAGCTTTCTTTTGTAGTGCGGCAATCTCCGCTTTATGTTCTTTGGTCAGACGACGACGTTGAGAGTTCTCTGGCTTCCAGATAGCTGTGGGTTGGTCAGCGCTACTACGATAGTCACCCAAACGTCCGAAGGGGACCGATTGATCGAGCCACACTTGATACCAACCCACGAGCTTTCTTTGATTACCAACGTTGATGTATGCACGTCCTATTGAACCATCGGTAATCAATCCCTTTTTGGGATCTGGTTCTAAACCATTGCTGGCTAGAAAATCTCTAAATTGTATTTCGTAATCTCTAGTGAAAGGTGTGTCAAAGTTTTTATTAGGTTTGCTTATCTTTAGTGCCATACATCATTTTATGTTGAAGGTGGCTTAATGTTCCCGCTTAGTAACAACCAATGGTAAGGTAATCTACCCGATACTAAGTAGAGCTCTTCGCTAGTCAATAAGCCACCAATTAATTTCTTATTGCTTTATTTATAAAAGTATATAGAATAGTATCCAAGTTTGCTATGATTTGCAAACAATTTTTATAGGAGATTTGAATTATGAGTCTAACAGTAAGTACAGACGGCAGCGGAGAAAACTTCGCAAAACTTGATGAAGGTATCTACACAGGTACTTGTTATCGCATTATAGATCTTGGAACAACAGACCAAGAATACAAAGGCCAAGTTAATAAAAAACACAGAGTGCATATTAGCTTTGAAGTAACTAAAGCCTTAGATCCAGAAACCAATGCAATTACCATGGACGATGGTAGACCATTCAGCGTTTCTAAAACCTACACCATGTCTTTGTTTGAAGCAGCAGCTTTGCGTAAAGACTTAGAAGCCTGGCGTGGTAAAAGTTTTACTGAGGAAGAACTCGGTGGCTTTGACCTACAAAGTCTTTTAGGTTGCTCTGCTCGTATCGAAGTAGGCAAGACAAAACCAACTGAATTTTCAGAAGGCGGCAATCCTAAGATAATGAATTTGCAAAGACCTGACGGTGGCATACAAAAAGTAGAAACCGCTAATGAAGTACAATCTTTTGACTTAGATGTGTACTGCGATGAATTTAGAGGTAAGTCGAGTGACGAAACTAAAGCGATGTGTGATGTGTTTGAAACATTACCACAGTGGCAACAAGAAGACATAGAGAAAAGCTATGAGTATCTTGCAGCCAATGAAAACAATGATAGTACAGCACCAGCCAAAAGTGAGGAAGCTGAAAGTTTGTCATCATTAGCAGATAAAGCAGCGGCAGATATGAACAGCCCTGACTTTGATGAGGATAATAAAAAAGAGTCAGACATTCCTTTTTAAATTAAGTTTGCGGTGAGCGACCAATCTCCTTATGTCTCACACCAACCTTTTCAACAACATGAGAAGGGGTTGCTCACCACCTTACAATAAAAATTATGAACGCTAAGAATAAATTTAACAATAAAGCTACAGAGATAGCAAAACTATTAGACAAGAAAGGCGAGAGCTACAGCAGACACGATTCGTTTTTTGTGCAACTATCAAAAACCTGGAGTGGCATGTTAGGCATTGAACTAACACCCTCACAGTGTTGTGCCATGATGTTAGCCTTTAAATCTTGTCGCATTATCAACAATCCAGAACATGAAGATAGCGCTGACGACTTGGTAGGCTACTCATTAATAATGACAGATCTAGTTAATCTAATTGAAGACGAGGAAGGATGGAAAACCAAATAGAATATGAAATCTATTCTTTACCTGCTGCAATTATGTTGCAGCACAATATATCAGATGAAATCGTTGCGGATCTCAACACCTACTTAGACGGCTTAAGAGCAAATGAACTTAGAGAGTCAGCCAGCGATTCTTTAGTAGGACAAATACATCAAGGCGAACAATTAAAAATGAATTATAATGACCAAGAGTTACAAAAGTTTAAAAACATTGTAGAGCATTTGGGCCTAGCTTATCTAAAACATTTTGTCGAGCAAACTAAATCTCCTCTCAAGCCGAAAAAAATAAGTATAGATAAGCTCTGGTCCGTTCATAGTTTTGAAGGTGACTACAATCCTATTCACGACCACATGACTACTTCACCTATGGGTATATCTTTTACTACCTGGACCAAGGTTCCAGACCAAATACTAAGACCAGGGGAAGAAGAAGATCTACGATACGATTTATATAATGAGTCTGGCGCTATTGATGGATTCATTAATTTTACTTACGGTTTAAACCAAACTGGGGATCCAGAGAATCTTAGACCGTCGCAATCGCGTTACGTTAAACCTGAGCCTGGCAAACTATTAATGTTTCCATCTTGGATGCAACATTGTGTCTATCCTTTTTTTGGTGAAGGTGAGCGTCGTACAGTAGCAGGTAATTTAAACTGTTTTGATTTAACACAAGAAGAAATGGAGGAAGCAAGAAGTGGAGTTTAAAGTAGGAATATATGAAGACATACCTTATGAAGAGTATGCAAGCGTACCAGCTTTCAGGTCTCACGACCTAACATCGGTCATAAAATGCCCGTTCAGCTGGAAGAATAAGAAGGACATGGTGCAAACACCAGCCCTACTTGAGGGTAGAGTGCAACACACCGTATTTTTAGAGCATCATAAGTTTGATGATGAGTTTGTAATTCAACCAAAGATAGACCGCAGGACTAAAGTCGGTAAAGAAGAGTATGAAGATTTTATAAACTCTGTTGGCAATCGTACTGTGATTACTCAAGACATGTATGATGCTTGTATGGAGCGTCGAGAGGTTGTGAAAGAATATATACCTAAAGAAACCGATAAGGTAGAACACACTTTATTATTTGAATGGCATGGCCATCCTTTTAAGTGTCGTATGGACTGGTATGACAATGTAGATGTTTGGGACCTTAAAACTTGCCGTGACGCTTCACCTCGTGGCTTTAAAGGCGCCATTAATGCTTTCAACTATCACATGCAAGCTGCACTCTATATTGATGCATGTAGAGCCTTAGATTTGCGTGCCGATGGTTTTAAGTTTTTGGCCCAAGAGAAACAAGATCCATTTCCTTATGCAGTATATACATTATCAGATGAAGCCTTGAAATATGCTCAAGCCAGAAATGAACAGGCCTTAGCCTTATTGTTGAAGTGTAAAGATAGAGACGATTTTAAACCCTACAATTTGGAAGGAATCCAAACTGTAGAGCTAACAGATTTGTATTAACAAAAATTATCTTTAAATATCCAACAACTTCCTTTTGTCCATGTTCCTATGTGTCCATTGTCGTTATAGTAAAGATGTAAGACAGTGTTTGTATTTTTTTCATAATCAAAATCATTATGTTTTCTATAACCTAATGATTCTTCATTATTAAGTTCATAAAGGTAATCTTCAAAATCAGATTTACTTTGTTTTTTCAAATTAAATGCTTCCATCATTTTTCCTCCTCTATTAATAGTCTGTGATAGTTTGGATTTAAAACTTTTCTAATTAAAAACCAAGCGTCTGGATTATCAGTCAAAAAGTCTATATTTTGGTCTAACCCCAGGTTGTGTATTTTTCTTCTTTTAGCGTAAGAGGCGTCTCTCATATAGTGCCTATAATCGTGGGCCCAAAAGTACGCAATACCCATGTAGTCTTTAGTGCCAACCAAAGTTTTATCTAGTTTATCTAATTCTTGAAATGCCTTTAAAGTAATATTTCCTAAGTTCATTATTTTTCCTCCCAATAGCTGCTGAATGGTGTGCCATCATAATCAACACCCCAATAAATACCAATGCCGTTTTCGTGGTTGCCCACTTTGATCTTGTCTAGTCTATGATTAACCTTTCTGCCATCATTCCAAAGGATGTCAACAGTCTTGTCGGTATATACATCGACAACCTTACCAAAGTTTAATGGTATGCCAGCACCCCAAAACCCAGTAACTTTTTTGGTTTTTGTATTTAACATTACGCTACCTCCTCTTCGTTGTTGTTTAATTTCTTTAAGTAGTACAAAGCAGCCTGTGCTTTTTCTAAATCTTTGTAAAAGATTCTTGCTGTATTACCATTTCTAGGATAATCAGCAAGACCGCTATCGTAATAAACGTCGTACTTTCTAAGGATGTTTCCATATTCTGTTGCATCGTACATTGGCTGGTAGGTATCACCCCATTTTTGAAGCCTCATACCAGTCATTTTGTTTGGCAACTTGATACTGTACCCCCCCCACGCACCGTCATAAGCATTTTTAACTATCTCTAGTTCAGCGTTCATAGCTTCATCATACTCTTCTGAATATTTTGTAATTTCTTTTAAATCAAACATTACTCACCTCCTTTATCTATTTCTTTTAGTAAATTTTGCAAAGCCCATATGCAGCCAAACCCAAATATTTTTTCGTTCTTTTCTGTATTAATATTGTTAACAACTACATTCATAAGCTCTATTTGCTCCTCTGCCCATTCTTTTACATTAATTGTGGCCATCTCAACCTCCTTGTTTTTGTTATTAATTAAAATTCCCACATAGGTATAATGCCATAGGTTGCAACTAATTGCAACTATTCATACACAATAATAACAGTTATTTTTAGTCAAAAGATTCGTAAATATCTATCGTTCTTTGTTTATCACAAAGCCAAAAAACCAATAGATAGCGGTCGCCCTTACCGACAGGCAAGCCTTTATGTAGATTGGTAAAGCTAGGAAACATCAAAGCATGGCCAGAAGGCAACGGATTAATTTTACCGTGGTTATGAAAAGCAGTGCCACCACCTTCATAATCGCCTGTATTTAATGGCACAACTACAGATATGTCTGCACTATCATCGTGGTGCCAGGCACCTTGTTTTTTATCTTTAAGATTGTAATTGGCTATTTGTATGCTTACAGGATCTCTACAGTCCCTTTGCCACAAAGCATTAAACATAGGATTTAAAACAGTTTGCACTACAAACCACATATTACGATACAGCTCAGGTACACGTTTTTTTAAAACAATTTCTGGAATCTGCCGCAGTTTGTCTTCATCTGTATTGCCGACAAAACCTATTTCTTTTTTCATTAACTCTATTTCTTTAATTAATAGTTTGCAAAATTGCCTACGAAACAAAGGCACACGGTAAACATCAGGAAAGATCTTTTTTACCACTTTATGTACAGGAGTTTTACCCATATCTTTTTGACCAAGCTCTGATTTGTATTTTGCAATTAAAGGTAAGGTATCTTGAACCGCATTGTAAGTAGCGTGGTTTATCATCCAATGAGACTGCATGCTCAACAGATAGTTTTTCAGTTTATACATGATTTGTAGTATATCAGATAAACTTGAATATTTATTTGTATATTTCTGCAAAAAGATATAAAATTACCACCATGAATAATAATACGGACCATAAAAGGGTAGGTAAAGAAATAAGAAAAAGTCTTGCAGTAGATCCAGCTACTTATAATCTATTACAAGAAATTTGTAACATGGAACACAGGTCTAAGATAGATCAACTTAAAGTGTTAATACAAAAAGAACATAATAGGTTAAAAACCAGTAGTCTTGAAAATGAAGTTGTTTAACAAACCTATGCCAGACAAACCAAAACCTCAATCTTACAAACCAGTATTAGAAGCACAGGAAGTCATAGATGTGTTCAGTAGATTAACACTACATCAACAAGCAGCACTTATGAGACTTATCTCAAGAAACCTTGAAGTAAAAGTAAATGGCGAATCTTATATGGGTTATGAGCTTGACTACGAAGTAGTAGGAGCCATTATCCAGGCTTCTGAATCATCAGACTAATTTCTTTTTTTTCTAGCTGTTTTAGTTCTCGCAAAAGACCTGTTCTTGATTTTTGCCATCGATCTTAAATTACCATTTTTATTGTTCATAGGATTACCGTCTCTATGGTGTATATCTTTGCCATCACCAAGACGAGCTTTTCCCGCTTTGATAGCTAATCGTCTAGCCTTGTTTCTTGAGGATCTTCTTTTTATTTGTTCTGGACGAGAATGATAGTTCGCATATTCTTTGGCGTAATTACGAGCCATAGTTAAGCTAGAGAACCAATACCACCAGTTTGGCGCATAGCTATTTCTCTATCTCTAACATCAGGCAAAATTGTTGGAGAAGCTAATTCTTGAATAGACAGTTCTGATTCATTAAACAAGGGCTGGTTTGTTTGTGGCACATTAAAATTATTTAAAGCTCCTTGTAAGTTAGGATCTGGTTCTTCTTCTGGCTCTTCTTCAAGAAACTTAAATGGGCCAAAACTAGGCTCTCTTCGTTCTAGCTCTAACCTTTCATTAGCTGCATCTATAGTATCTGAAAATTCAACAACACCTTCTATACCACCCCTACCAAGAGCTTGTGACATCAGGTAAACTTTTGGTTGTATAACATCAATTGATTCTCTTAACCCAGCATTTTTCTTTGGATCAATAATAAGTGAAATTAAGAAATCCACATAAGCGTCTTTTTGATTTGTAATAATTCCATCCGTTAATTTGCCACCCGTACCTGTAAAAACCTTAGACGGAATGTTTATTATAGCCTCTGCTGTAGCGAGTGTATTTGTGCCTATATTAGACAACGGAGCTCCACTACCAACAACTTGTGAAGCCTCACCAGCTATTATTTTATCAATGGCTTGGTTGGCAAATGTATTAGATCCAGCTCTTGTTTGCACCATGCCTACTGCATGTAACATATCGGTTAAATCCACAAAAGCCTCTAATTCATCTGGCTCAAAAATTGTTTCGTATAATTTAGCTCTTTTGCTTTGTTGTCTTAATGCTTCTCTTTCTAATTTATACGCAGCTTCATGGGCCGCATCATCAAAAATTAGTCGATGGCTTTTACCTGCTGAACCAGGAGGCTTGACTTTGGTCATGCCTGTCTTTATTCCCATTCTGCTTAAAAATTTATTTGGCTGCCCTAAAACATTTGTAGTTTGTTGTACAGCCTCATCCCATTGAGTCATTAACCAAGTGCCTTTAAGGTTTTGCCAAGCGCGTGCTCCTTCATCGGTAGATTGTAAAATGGTTTTTAAGTCAGTAATTTCATCTAACGAAGCCTTACCAGTAAAAAGTTTTTGTGTAAGAAGAGACGCTTTTGTGCCACCAAGGTCTGCTACTTTTGCAAATTGACCAACAATACTTTTATCTAAAATTTGTGCGCTGCCTGTAGCCTCATTATAAATTGTGGTTGCTTTTCTGTAGCTAGGATTAATAAGTTTTAATCTGTCTTGCACCGAATTTCTAATTTTTGTTACTTCCATCTTAAGAGTAGCGTCTGCATTTTTTCCTGATAAATCAGCCAAAATTCTATTAAAATCGTCTTTCAGCGCCAGATGTAATAGTTCTGTTGTTTCTCTAGGGTTGCCTGTATTGCCATCAAGCAAAGCCTTTTCCATTCTTTTATAGACTCGTAGTTTTTCTGGAGAAGTATTAGGATTTTTTATTACTGTTCTTACCTCATCTAATACATCACCGACATCTATAGTTACATCTAAATCATAGGCCTGTTTATATATAGGTGCTACTTGTTGCTGTAACTCCTTTTTCTTTGTTTCTATATATTTTTTTGATGCGGCTGCAACGTCTAATTCTGGGTTAAATATATCTTTAAATAGACTTCCAGATTTGCTTGTGTATTTTCCTGACAATATATCATCAAAAAAATCTTCGGAAATTTTTTCTACTTGAACTGCTCTGTTGTTGTAAAAGGTAAGAAGTTTATCTGAGTACGGTTGGTCAGCTAACCATTGTTGTAGCTTTAATGCTTTGCTTCCTACCAAACCTTCGGCTTCTGCTCTTGTTATTTGTAAATCAGGATATTTTAGCTTCATGTAAGCCAACTTATCATCTACGGTAGTGCCGCCATTAAGAACAATATCATCAAGAGCTTCTCTACCTTCAACTCCAGGAAATTTTTTATAAATGCCTTGTAAAAACTCACCAGGCACAGCTTTAACAGGAACGCCCAAGGGAATAGCACCAAATGCACTAGCAAATGTACCGTCTTCTACGGCTCTTTCTACATCAAGAGGTGGACCACCAAGGTAATGAGACAATCCTGCTCTTGCTGCATAAGAAAGACTTGCTCCAAAAGCCGTTCCACCTGCACCACCAACAGAGGCACCACCAAGACCTGCGAAAGGATTACCACCACCTGCGAATGTACCACCAGCATATCCTCCAACCATACCTGTAACACCGCCAGTAACTTCAGCTAAAAATTGTCCTGTTGGGCCCAACCAACTCAAATAATCGCCTGTATCTCCCCATGCCCAACTTTCGTAAAACTCTTTTGTTGGTTTGCCGTTATTAAAAGGATCTGCGTAAGTTATGTCTCCATCATCATCAACATAGTAAAAAAATGTAGGATCCAATCCTTTTTCCACCAAACCTGGAAATCTTTTTTCTGCTAACCACCTAATTTGATATTCTTCGTTATTAGATAGGCCAGATAAAAAAGCCTCATAATGTCCACTAGAACCAGGTTTATTTATAATAATTCCTTGATCGTCTACTTCTGGCAGATCTGCAAGACCTTCTTCTGCTAAAGCCTCTAGTAAGGCTGCATGTTCTTCTTTGCTTATATCGCTCATTTATTAATTGCTTTGTTTTTGTCCAGCTACCATTACATCATCTGGATTCTCTGGATCCCCGCCAGGTCTAATGTAGTAGTCTTTACCATCTATGGTTGCAAGATAACGGTAGCCATCAGGAACACCCTCTATGCCGTATGCAACTCTTTTTTTGTCATTCATAATTGTTTGGTAATATTCTTCTGGATTAAATGTAGGATCTAAACCTGCTCTGCTTTCTACTATTTTTTCTAATCTTGTTATATCCTCTTCGTTAAGAAAAGGATTATTGTCTCGCCAATTAGCCGCGTATAACTCTAGGTGGTTTTCCATCAACATAGGATTAAGTTCATCACCTTTTTCTTCTATATATTTACGCTTTTCTGCCAAATAATCTTGGTAAAAATCTTTATCTCTACTTGCTAATTTTTCTAAAAGGTTTAGCTGATAGGTATAACCATCATAAGTTGAGCCCAACGTAGGTGAAGCACTTATAAATAAAGCCATTTCTTTGTTTGATATAGCTCCCTTTGTTTGTGAAACAATAGCCATAGTAAAACTCATAGAAAGCTGATTAAGAGCTTTTTGCGGCGCTATTTTTTCAGAATCTTCTAATAGGTGGCCATATCCAGCGCCATCAACAAATTCTCTTAATCCTAATAAATTATATGCAAAAGGCCCAAAATCTTCTGGTCCTACTTCTATTTGTAAAGCTCTTGCTTGGTCTACTTGGTCTAACACAGCAACAGCAGCAACGGATTTTTCTTGGTAAAGTTCTTGATTTTTGTATATTTGTTTTAGTGCTTCATCTTCACCTATAACGCTTTGGCCACTTT